CCACACTTCTTTCCTTTCTTGGCAGATGGCTGGCCCCGTCTCGACTCAGACATTTTGGCAACGCTTTCTGCACTGTGCTTTTTCCCCTTCATGGGATGGCCGTTTTTCGCAAGTTGCGCTTTAGTAATAGCCGATAGCTTTAACCGTGTTTCCTTGGAATGAACAAGTCCAGTCTGACCCTCGCCACCTAGCGTAAGATTGTATCCATTCCCTAGAGGTGCAAAGGTTCCGTATTTGGCGATGAAGTGTTTTTCAAGATCGTTAAGCTGATACGGTTCTGAGGAAGCAATTTCGATTACAGAGAAGTTGCTAATTCCATACTTCCGCATCGCGGCATGAAGAGCATATTTTGATCCTAGTTTAGATTCGTTCTTGTGCTGAGCAAATCGTAGGGAAATGGTTTTTTCTGTCTTGCCGACATACCCCTTGCCGTTGACAAGGTTACGAATTAAATAGATGTAACCTTTCTTCGGCATGGTCTACTCCCTCTCGTTTTCTGAATCTACGGCGATGATTTCCAGAAGATTATGCGCGTCCTCCTCGCCGTAAATCGTTTGCAATTCATTCAATGTCGCCAATCGTCTGCCGACAATTACCCCTATTATTTTGGGGACGTTCGCGTACCCGGCTTGTGCTTTCTCGCCTCCAGCGTGTTGCCGAGAGATTCCGAGAGACCGGCGGCGAGCGAAAAATCCAGATGAAGTTTCAGTACCTCCCATTTGAGCATGAGCAACGTCTTGACTTCTTCGACCTGGCTCTCAAACAGCGGGTATCCCACCTTGACCTGCGGCTTTTGCGGATTAGGAATGAATTCAACGCACTCCATCAGTTCGGCGAGTAGCGGCCTGATCGAAACAGCGTCAATCGCAAACAGCTTCTTGAGGCCAATTTCCGCAAGCGCAGCCATACCCAACTGCAAGGCTCCGTCAGGAATATCCACGTTGGCCGCTCCGAGCGCAAGCATCACGCGAATAGCCCAGTCTTCCGCTTTTGTCGCGGCCATCTCTGTGAGCAGGAACGTCTTTCCTTTATCCCTGCCCTCAGAGTCCAATGTGTAGGTACTGGTTTTGCGCATAGTGCCCTCCAATTTAGCTAGCTGACTGAGGGCTGAATTGACGCCCAGTTGATCGAAAATTCGCGCATTGTCAGAACCTTGCCTGCCGATGCAACTGAGTTGTAATCCTCCAACGTGCCCTTGTTGCACACGTAGGACTCGCCAGTTGCGGGCAGATCGATAGTCGCCGAGATATAGTACACGTCGCGGGCCGCTCGCTGTGCAGCGAAGATCGACTCAAAAATCTGGACGCTAGGAGAATCGGCCTGGAATGCGAATGTCTGCTTTACGGGGTTGAAAACCAAGCCCGCTGTCTTGCGGCCATCCACGCCGATTTGCGTTTCAGTGACCACGACAGCCGCTGTGTCCCATGCCTTGTCAGCCGAGTATCCCTGGAGTTGCACGGGAGACGGGAAAAGCCCCGCGACTGTCATGCTGACTACCGAATTTGCAGAGGTGATCGTGCTTGCTCCGCCCGTCACCGCGTTCGTAAATGCTCCCATACGTCACCTCTTAAAGAATGTCGATGCTCGAAAGGCTGAAATTTTGGACTGCTCCACCATCTGCGTACCATAGGTTCAGGATCGGCGTTTGTCTTGCATTCCTCGCTTGCGCACCCGGATCGAGAATCTGCAAGTAGTAGCCGTTGGATTGAATCGTTCCCGCCACGCTTGCGCCAGCGGCATTGTTTACCACAGCGGCTTGAGTCGATGAAAGTGTGACGCCGGTCTGAATCACGCCAGCATTGAGCGCGTTGTTGATTGGCCCATCAAACGTCACTCCGCCATTGGCTGTCGGCTGACCCACCAGGGCTGCGCGAATCAGTCCGTAGCCAGTCGGGTCATAAGGAATATCGTTCACCGCCGTGTAGAGATTGAGTAAGGCGAGTTGGAGTTGTGCGCTCAACCAGATTTGATTGACGTACTGATCAGCCCACGGGAACGCTCCTGGCATATTGCCGTTCGAAAAGAACGTGAATCCGGCATTGCGCGATGCAAAGGCTCCGTAGCAGTTATAGCCGTTTGCAAGCAGATTCGTGTAGGTCTGGAGGTTTGCGCACGTCGGAAGGACCGCAGCCGCCATAGCCGATTTCCCAGCCAGCGTAATGCGCCCGTTGGTTTGTGAGAAGTTGATGGAGGCAATCATGCCCTGTACGAAGGCCGCAGTGTTCAGAACCAGAGGGGCAAGCGAACCAAGAGAGGGATCGCCACCGATACACATCACGCCATTGTAATTGTTTGTTTTCGCTACCACTCCGAATGGTTCGGTTGCGCCCTGCACGCTGGCCTGAACGTCGCTATCCCACGCGACCATCAGATATTCGTCATCCTGTTCGCTGAACCATGCGGCAAAGAGTTCTTTATTTGCCAGCGTCGGCTCAACAAGATAGCTCATCGTCGCCCAGTTCTGGGAAACCGCTACGACGTTGCTCATGGCGCTTGCGGGGGTATCAGCCGCCGCTCCTTGCGAGAGCGTTGCGCCAGTCGCCTGAGTCAAGAAGAGATCAGCAGCAAGTGTGCCTGTTGCGTAGGCGATAGTCTCCGTTGCTCCGGTCAGTGTGCTTGTGAAAACAAACGTACCTTGCACCGCGTTCCACGTCACCGCAAACGGAGGCGATGTGAAAGCAGCCTGAATCGCTGCCGCCATCAGGCTTTGGCTTGCAACTCCAGTAAGATTGATGGAGCTTGATGTCAGAGGCACACCAGCAAAATCAATGGTCAGCGTTCCACTGTAGCCTTGGAGCGTAGCCAGCGGAACAGTTGCTAGAGAACCAGAAGCAAGCCAACCGGCCCGCGCCGCCGCGTTGAATGGTGCAAACAGGATTGCCGATGGCAGTTGTGTGCTGTTCACATACCCAGCAAAGTAGATTGACGCGTAAGCATATTCAGCCGACGATGGCCCAAAGTAGCTTGACACTGCTGTTGCGCTGGCAAAGCTAAGAACTTGCCCAGCGGGCATCAGGGGGTTTTGCGTCAGTACAAGGCCGCTCATCACTAGCCCTGCCCCACCAGGACTCAATACGCCGGGGATTACGTTTGCAATTTGCGAAGCCGGGATCGTCATCGAATTACTCCTTATGCATCCACATCGTCAAGAATGTTCATTTCCAAACTGTCCGCCGATTGCAAGGGCACTACCACAATCGGATTGTACTGCAAACTCATAGTTAGCGCCCATCTTCGTTCGTATTGTTCCTCTCCCGTAATCAGCGGTGATTCGTTGCCGTCATCGCAATAGAGCGGCGCGATACCTGCCGGGAATTGCGCGGTGGCATAGGGCGTGCGCCAAACCGTCTTGACCGCCGCGCACCAGTCGCCAGCCGATGCGCCGTAAAAGTCAGCTTGAATCATTAGGCGCTTGGGCCCGATAATGTCACTCTGAAAATTTACCCCGTCGTATGTGGAGCGAGGGACTTCAAGATCACTACTTGCAATCTCGGTCAGTTCAACAAAGCTCCCTACCGGCATAGCAACCCGGTTCACCTGAGCGCGGATGACTTGAGCGGCTCCCACGAACGGCTGTATGAACGCGCCGAGCGCATCGAACACTGAGTCGAGCGCGATGGAGGGCACGTATTGAATTGGGGCGCTCATGATTGCGCCCCTACGTCTTGGAGGATTATTGCAGCCCTAGTCCAGAGAGGCCACTGCTCAAGTATAGCCGTAGTGAGCCACGTTTCTCCGTCGATTGTAACCAAGTCTCCGCCTTTGGAATTGGTACGAACCACGGCGTTCAAGTTTCCGCGAAGGATAATTGAGTGGGTTGCGCCCTGGATATTAAGGTCGTCAAGATGTTTTAGGTCTGCTTGAATGAGCGCCTGGACCTGAGCGAATCCAGTAACGGGAGCGGTGTAGCTCGGAACCTGCTTGAGTCCGGAACCGATAGTATAGCCAGTCGAGGCTTGCACGGTGACCAATATGTTTGGATTAATGGTATCGGTCGATTGGTTTGCAATTCCACGCAGGTCCATTACTGGCTCACCTTATAGCTCGTCGATGCCAACATGGTACCCGACCACACAAGCGGCTTTGCCTGCGTTCCTGATGCAACCGGCTCACCTGCTGCAACGTCTCTCTGAGCCTGCACCACATCACGGGCGCGAATGTTCTGTGGATTGTTGCCAAACTTGTAGCGCAAGCGAAGCGTGGTCTGCGAGAGCGGCGGCGCGGTCAAGTCGATAATGCTTTGCT